GCAATGGAGTGAAGCTTTTGAAATTTGTCTATTGTTAGTTTCATTCTATTATAAATATACTTTTTATATTACATGGTACTTACCAACCAATTTGTAGTCATTACGGCATTTGTTTGCAAGTGCTAGGGCAATCACGCAATCATCATGGAACCCTTGAGGCGCTGAATACCTAACTCCGGTTGGAGTGAATTTGTACTCAAACACTTCAAGCTCATGCCTAATAAATCCATCCGGATAAGATATGCTCTTCGTTTGGATGGCATTACTTAACCCCTCCAATAACTGTTGCTTGCTCACACTCGTAAACTTAAAGCCATGCATTTGACTAAATTTTTTTTGTAGGTCCTCAACAATGGCATCGCCCACTCCTGTACTATCAATTACTATTGGGATATTAGATGGCAATCTTAAAATTGTTTCTTTTGTCTGCATCCAATCTTTTTGGAACCGATCAAAGTGAACGACATTGCCTAGCTTATCCATCCCGATGATAACAGTCCAATCGACCGATTTAGCAAGGTCAATTCCGTAATAAGCAGCCACACCGGTTGAGGTTTTAGTACATGCATAAATAAACTCGGAGCCAAATGGATTGGCTGCATTCTCCATTGGATCGGCCATGTACTCTTGCTTGAATACAACCGCCGGAAGCTGCGCCTTTGCCGAGTCAATCTCGGATGCATCCATAAAAGGATTATCATAAGTAGTAAATTTGAAGCTTTGCCAATCCGGCTCACCGCCCCTCATAAATAAACTATAAAAGTAATTTTTGCCTCTTGGTGTACTTAAAAATATTGCCTTGCCCTTAAAATCAGTTAGCGTTGGCCTTATGCTATTATTCCATCCTTCCTCAAGATTGGCGATATATGATGCCTCATCAATGATAACCAGGTGATACTTTGTTCCTCTCATTGCATCAAGCCTTTCACCCGTAAAAAACCTTATTGATCCTCCCGTAATGAAATCCATTAATAAGTCGGTCTCATTCTTTTTATAAACTTTATCCGGTAATATCTTGCATATCTCTTTAAAAAACATTTTACCCAACTGATAAGTGGGAGTAATATACGCAACATGTTGTCGCTTTAATGCTGATTCAATTGCTATGGTTTGAGAGATAACCGACTTACCAAACCTTCGACCGGCCATCATTACTTTAAACCTGGCACCCGATTGAATAACCTCTAGTTGTTTAAGATGTGGCTTTGGGAGTTTAATCTCAAGATTCATACTTGATTGTAATGGTGTCGATGTTTGTATTTTCAGTCATTGCCTTATCAGTCATGCCCAAAGCATTCTTTGCATAAAATATCGCCTTGCCTTCGTTCGCTACTATATCAACTGCCAATGATTTAAACATCGCAACGATATGAGTAACCAATTCATAATAAGGATGTGTCGGGTCCTGTCTAATGGTCCAAAGTTGCATCCTATGATAAAACTCTTTATTGTGCAACCTCAACCAATGATCTAGGAAATAATCTATTGTTGGCACATAACGGTCTCTTATCTCAACTATCTTACCGCTACCGGTCGCCACCTCTTTTTTACCGCCCATACAATCATCACAATATGCATAAGCCAAATTAAGCATTTCATCTTTATCGATATCCTTAAACTTCCTTGTTGTATGTTCTCTTACCATGTTTTATGTTTTTAGTTCCGTTTCTATATGAGTTTATGTCATGCTCATGTGCGGCCCAATTCTTATTAATTATCTCGGCCTTATCCCATCCGTACTCATCCCCTGTTGCGTGAGTTCCTAAATGTTCGGCCATACAGTCCATCACATAGTAAGTATTAAAATTCGCTATATGGGACCGCTCGCAATAATCCAAATCAATTGGGCCATAAGGGAACATCGACTCATTAAAGTAACCAATTGCATTAACAAGCTTTATGTCAAGCAACCAATTGGATATGATATGCTCACTCCTAATTCCTTTCTTTACTTCTCCCAAGCTTGATGCAACTATTCCCGCAAATGGGTAAGTTTGGATGGCTTCAAGTTTCTTTGCCAACCAATTGTCCGGCTCAATGATATCATTGGCAAGATAGCCAATATAGTCGTAGTTATTAATTATAGCGATATCTAGGCCGTCATTTAGCGCGTTGGCAATACCTTCTCTATTTACCTCAAGGTACTTGTAATCGCATCCCGCACGCTTTAAATTGGATTCAATGATATCCGTTGGCCTATTTCCATAAGTTAAGCCGCATATTAGTATTTTCATATATCCTTATTTATCTGCAAATATACTTAATCATGTCCGAAGTTTCCATCATAAGTGGTCATTAATGATACTAATGATTGCAATATGTGTCATATAATGCATTTTATGATGTGCATTTATCAATCAAGCTTGAGCCGATTATCAATCATTACCGGCTCATTGAGTAAAATTACTCACTCCATTGAGTAAAGTAACGGCTTTACTATGTTCACTTATTACCATTGTTCACGATTCGTGAACACTATCAAAATTTGAACAAGTTGCATTTTTTGATAATAATAGTAATATTACTACCATTATTTTAATACAAATAAACTCCGAATTGCCCCTCACTTTGTCACATATTTATATAAATCGGTGACACTAATTCGGAAAAATTCATGCAACTTATTTGTAAATAGCATTATCCCCTATCTCTTTTGCGGGATTGCCGGCATACTTTTTAAAAGCTTGAGTGATTAGTTTCTTTGTTACCACGGCACCCATTCCAATCATGCAACCAATGGCAATGTCTTGCTTTTGATGGATTACTGCATTAAGTCCAAGATTACATTTGTACCTCACAATTGTATGTCCTCCAACCTTTGCACCACATGAGATGGTCACCTTGCTATGAATAAAGCAATCATGACCGACATGGCTATGCTTAAGCATCCACACATCATCACCAATAAATGTCGGTTGATCTCCTGTGCTTGCATCAATAGTAACATGTCCGGTTAATACTACATTGTCACCAATGGAGACACTCCCAGGCTCCCGATTCCAAAACTCTTTATGCTCGGCCGTGTAACCGATAATGCAATAAGGACCAATATAACAGTTCTCGCCTATGCTTACATTAGGCCCAATCAACGCCGTTGGATGGATGTAACTCATCTTTAAATTGTTTATATGTTAACACTAAAAATTCACATACGCATGCATCACACCTACGATTGTAATCATAGTGTGGTATCTTTAATTTAATCACGCTCAATAACTCATCTTGAATATCTGCGTGAAAGTTTACTACTTCGCCACTCCGGATAAATAGATCATAATGGTGCTTATGCTTCAATAAGATTTCCAAATGCTTCTCGGCGCTCGGCACCAATTTTTTGATAGTTGTACTTTTCTTTTGCCCACTCATATAAATCGTTTCCCATTTTAACCCTTTCGGTTGGGTTGTTTGTTAAATAAGATATGTGCTTAAACCAATCACTTTGGCTCTTTACCCATAATACCGGTGCATCCTTATCCTTGTTGTATGGCTCAACATCACTCACCACACATGCAATCCTTTTGCTCGCAGCTTCAAGTATCTTAAGATTAGATTTGCAAGCATGCCATTGCGAGTCCTCTAATGGTATCACCATAATGTCGGCATGCTCAAAATGAGTCATGTAATTATTTGGTAACGTTCCATTAAGTTTTCTATTAGATAACTTTCCACCATTAGTAAACATGCTATGCACTTTATCCCAATACTCTTTACTCACCGGATCGGTATCGGTATAACCGCCCAATACCATCTCAATACCTGGCAATGCATTAAACCTCTTTATCGGGTTTTTAAGTATTGCAATGTCATTCATATGTGTTGATCCTCCGGCCCAAAAGATTCTTACTTTATCCGACTCATGTCTCAAGTCGGTATATTGTTGCTCACCCAATGGAATGCAGTTTGGAAATATCTTTACATTCTTATTATACTTACTTACCTTCTCCGCAATGCGCTCATTGGTACATGTAACCATGTCCGCATTAAAGATATTGTTTATTACCCTTTTCTTTTGTGGCTCGTAATATTGGTGTAAAGGATGACTATACGGCAACTCCCAATCATCATCCAAATCAATCACTACTTTAAAGTGTTTCTTTGTCTCATGCCAATCATTATCAAATTGAGAGAATCGATTATAAAGTAATATCTCAAAGTTCCTTTCGTTTAATATCTCTTCCGTTGGTGCATTACAAATATGGTTATATGAATCCGGCATAAATGCCAACGGCAACAATACTCGGTGCCATCCGCATCCGCTTTGCTTTTGTGTAACTCCAAGGACCTGGATAATCTTATCGTTCATTATTGCTTTATTAAATTAAGTATATCATCAATCTTCATATCACTTACATAACTGTTATTATCAACAACAACCTCGGTGTATTCAATACCGTTTTTAAACAACTGCGCCATGTAATCAATATAAAATAATACAAAGTATGTCCGCTTCAATTCTGCAAAGTCTGTGTCAATTCCCATGTCCTTCATCTGCTTTGATACATCATCATGGCAAATTATTGGAATCTTTATTGGTAACATATTATAGTTTTTCTATTTCTTGTTTAACTTCTTGCCAATATAAATGCCTAACCATTTCATAACTATCTTTTGGACATTGACTTGGATATTCAATTAATATCTCATCTACTGATATTAATGCACATTGTTTAGCTTGTAATATTTTAACAATTAAATAACCTTCATATTCACTACCTATTTCAATTTGTATATCACTATATTTTTTTACTAATTCTTTTGCCTTTTCTTTTGGTAACATATTACTTAATTTTTTGTCCTAAAAAACCGGCTCCAAATATTACTGCGATAAAGGTACTTATTTCAATCGGTAAAAAAAATAGTATCACTGCACACCACACACTTAAGCATGTCGCACAATCAAATGGCTTCATTCTTTTCTCAAATGGAATGCCCCATATCTTTTTTATAATGTAAGGTATTTTGGCCACATTAACAAAATAATATGCAAATAAAAACGCTGCAAGTACTGTAATCATCGGTTTATAATTTTATAATAAATAATCTTTATTGCCTCCCAAATTAATATTGTTATTATTATTTTCATGTGTTATTTGGTTAATATAATTTAAAATCAATTCATAAGCTACATTAAAACCTTGTTGATAGTCATTTAATTGACCATTTTTCTTAATAATTATTTTATTATTTATAAACTCTTTTAAATCTTTAACTGCTATTTTTTCCATTTTATTTGTTTTGGTTAAGACATAGTGTTTTGAGTTCAAGTTTTGTTTTCCTAATAATATCCTTTACATGTTTTTCCGGTATATTGTAATGGTCCGCTACTTTTTTGCATGATCTTACTTCAACATATTTGTTAAAGAGTATCGCTTCATGAGCTTGCATTTCATCCTCGGCAAACTTTGCTACCAGGCGAGCATTAGCAACCTTGGCAAATTTAGGATTTAATTCGGGTAATTTTAATTGAGACTTTAAATAGTTAATTGCTTTATCGTAATCATTCTTACGAAACTTTTTATAGAATTGAGATGTTGAGCTAAATGCCATATTAGTAATAATCTTTATTGAGAATCCTATTAAGCCATTAGAGGCCCAAATTTCGGTTATCTTATCGCAATGGATGCTCAACAATGCCAAAGCTAGTTCCTGTCTCAAGTCATCTTGCAAATCGCTAGGCCGTACTGATTTAATCAATTGGTCAATTTGTGGATTCAAGTACACATACTCAATGATTTCGTTACATGTACTCGGTTTTTTTTTGCTTAACATATTGACTATTAATTAGTTGTGAGGTTTTTGTACTCGTGTACGCACTTTACCTATAATAAATTGGACTATTATAATAAAAAATAAAAAAAAAGAAGAGGTCAAGGAAATATTTAATAAAAGCGAGTACATTGAGTACATTTTTTTTAATTAGTTGTTTATCAATTATTTATGTGTATTAAAACTTGACTCAAACCGAGTACAAACCAAGTACAAGTAAGTACATTTTTAGGTTTTACCTCCAATTTGATGCCTTTCCATACAAATATACCCCCTTTTGGATTAGCAATTATCCATTTGTCAAATGCTTTTACCGGATCAAGATAAGATTTTAAACTCATGTTTGTTGTTGTTTTGCCTATTTCGGCGGGTTTCTAATTTGATTCCAAAAATATCCGAGGTCATATTTAGTCCTTTTTTAAATCTCATTTGAGAGTAATCCTTTTTATCTAGGTCGTTAATATTACAAAATGAGATGTATTCCGAGCCAAACTCAAACCATTTATCTCGAATAATATCATCATAATATGCAAGGAAATCCTCACCAAAATTAAGCTTAACATTCTTACGATTGATTGAGTCGCTATTCTCAATAACAGGAATACCGGTCTCAAGATAAATTTGAACTGATTCAATCATAAAATTATAGAATCGATTCCACTCATCTTGATCCCAATCATTAAACAATGTATTGCCAAAGAAATCAAGTGGTGAGTTCTTATGGTTAAAGAACGAACCGAACTCAATTACTTTTACTCTTCGCTTGCCGTGGCCCCCACTATAATTTATAGTGTAATTAGTAGTAAATCCAAACTTGGGAGCATTATTGTAATCAATATAAAGCTCATCTTTGTTTTTCTTTTCAACTGTCACCCCTTCGGTAATCTTGGAATAAAATCCCTCAAAGTCTAAATTTTTACGGCAATCTTCAATGATAATTAATTGAGTAGATAACTCAACGCGTTGAAATGCGAATGACTTATCAAGCTTAAAGTTCTTACCATCAATTGATACCAGGTTTATAAGCTTACCGATGGCCTTAAAGAAAATTCCTTTGCCGGCGCCACCGCCTTGAGCCTCATCTTCGGTCTCTTCTGCTAGGATAACCGCAAATGATTTGGTCGGATCCTTGTAAGTATGCAACAAGTAACCAATTAAACTAATGGCATAAGCAATGCGCTCCGTGTCTCCATTGCAAACCTTATCAATAAATTTAGTGTACTGAACATATTCAAAGTCAATGTCTTGCTCGATGTCAATGTTAAAATCAATTACTTGATCTTTCCAAACATGCACGCCCAAATCCCCATACTTAATTAGTTCCTTTTTATTTTTAGTGATTCGGACAACTCCATTTTTAAAAGGATAAAAAGCAGCGGTCTTGGTGTGCTTAAGGAAGTTAAGCTTTATGTTCTGCATGAACTCAAACAACCCTTTATTAAAATATGCATCGGCTCCCTTATATATTATCTCTCGGAGCTTGGATGGATTGGTGCCATCAAAGTTTGAAGGAAGGGAGTCAATATAAGAGTTAAGGAATTTTTTAATTTGCTCCATGTTTGTCTCCGAGACAAAACCATCTTCAACGCGGACCAATTTGTAATTAAGCTTATTGTCATAATAATAAATATAAAACCCGCCACTCATTGAAAGGAATGAAAGGAACTTGGAGCGATCAATGGTGACAATGCCTTTATCATTCACATTCCAAAATGTAAGGATGCTCTCTCCATTACCGCTCTCAATATCTTTTATTAAGTCCTCGGTCTTGGTTACATCAAGGTTATGCTTTTGTGAAAGGTAGGCGGCGATATTTTTATTATCAAGCCCTTCCTCTTTTTTCTTAAGGAAGTCGCGCTTTATATTTGATGAGATGCGATTCTTTTGCTCACCAAATCCATCTTGAGACAATTGCTTGGCAGCATTAGAGAAGTTACTACCATGTTCAAGGATGGTATAAATAGCAAAAGGCTTATATCCTTTGCCTGTCTCAAACTCGGTTGATGTTGAGAATACTTTAAACAGTCCAAGGCCTTGATGATAATCTGCGGATATATGAGAATCGGTTTTGCCTGGGCGCTTTAAGTAATCACGCTCACCCTTGCGCTCAATCCAAGTCCATCCGTGCTTTTCAAGTAATGCAACTACATCACATTTGTTATTGTAATCATCCCAAGGTGTGAGTTGAAAGTTAGCGGTATCGGTGATAACTTGTTGGCGCACCTCTTTAACTACTTCGTTAAATGATCTGCAAATTGATAGGATGGATTCTCTTTGCTCTAATGTTATAACATTTATCTTAAAGTCCTTTTCTTTAGTGTACCCTTCGGATGGAGGTGCAAGCACATATCCTCCCTCACCGCGTGTTTCAATTAACACTATCTCTTTTGCGTGTGGTGTCTCTTTTAGTTCCTCTTTTGTTGCATGGCGCATCGCAAGTTTTTGGTTGCCTTCAATCTCTTCGGACCTGTAATATAAATGATACCCACCGGATTTGGTGCGTACCACATATAAAAGCTCCATTAAGTCTCCAAGCTCGGCCTTGAGTCGATTCCATAATGTACCGCTTACATCATATTTAAGGTCAACATCAATTATCTCTAATCCTCCGGAGACTGCGCCACCGATGATGGCAATATTGTTTGACCTAGTGTTTGTAAATTGGGCTTTCATTGTTGCCGCATCCATTATTTTGGATTGGAACTCGGTCCAAGGGAAAATTGCTCTCTTGTTATCTCCTATTGGGATAACGGAAAAACCTTGATTTGCGTAGTAGTTGGCTGCTTTAATCATTTGGTTATAAATTTAATCTCATCCATTTTGTAAATAGTATAAACGCGAAACCCTTGCTCTTCAAGTTGTTCATGTCTATACTTTTGTAATTCCGAAAGCCGGCCCTTCTCGGCCTTGCATTCAATAAAGAAAGTTTTACCATCCTTGAGGATCATTAGGTCGGGCATGCCATTTTTATTGCATTGTATTATTTTTACGACATACCAACCGATTAATTCAAAGTGCCGGATGACTTTGCTTTGCAGAATAGATTCTCTCAATTTCTTTAAGTTCTTTTTTAGCTTCGTTTAAAAATTTGCTTTTCACCATTATGGTCAAAGCTTTTTTCTTTTCCTTTTCCGGGAGTGGCTTACGCCCTCGTGTTTCTTTTTTCATAGTTTTCATCTAGGTTGATTTTTATGCAAACCAATATAAGGAATGCAATGATAAATAAAATTTTCATAAGATTTTGGTTTTAATAAAATACCCCCGCTCCCATCCAGGATAACCCACTACGATTATTAATTATTGTTAATTAGCGGAGGTATTTCGTTTACCTTTCAAAAGTAATTTAAAAAAATTTAATAAAAAAGTTTTTTTATTTAAATTAAATAGTTTAGTATTGTGATGTCGTTATAAAACAAACGATTTTTAAATCATGGCTTTATCAAATTTAGGAGGTACAAATTTAACTTACCTCTCCGTTTCCGATGGGAACCTAGTACGCCAACACAAAACGGCGAATGATCGCACAACCGAGCGAGTAACAAAAACCGGTAAGCTTGTTTTTGAAGAGCGCTTCAAAGACTTAACGGGTAACATCACAAATGTAAACACTCGTGAAAATGATTATGGTAAGCAATGGCAATTGACATTCCAGGATGGCGCCGATACATATATTGTATCAATGCCGTACTCAAGTCGATATGCATCAAGCTTTTTAAAAGCTTTGCCAAACATTAACATTGAGGAACCTTTAAGATTTATGCCTTGGGCCATGAAGGACAAAAACGATGTAAGCAAAACAGTTACCGGCATAACAATGTATCAAGATGATACAAAGATTGCACCGGCTTACACAAAGGATGCGCCTAATGGCTTACCACAAATGGAGAAGATTAAAGTTAAAGGTAAAGAGCAATGGGATGATTCTGCAATGATGGAGTTCCTTGAGCAAACTGCTTTGAAGATATTTGCAAAGCATAATGATAATGATTTAGTCCTTGATACCGAGGAATCACCTTTTTAGTTGGTTTTGGTTAGCGGTTAGCCTTCCGTACAAAAAGGCACTTTTTATAATTTAAAATTAAAAACATGCCGAAAATTAAAATTACCAAAGAGATTAACATCATCGACAATTTTGAGAGATATTTCTTATATGTCGATAATAAGTTTATTACAGGGGCCGAAACCCTTGAAGAGATTGAGCAAATTGCAACCGCAGTCATTGCCAATAACGGAGATAAAGTAATTACCGAAACCATAAAAGAATACACATGCTAGTAAAAACCAAAACCAATCAATTAACTTTTGTCGATGGTAGATTTTACCACGATGAAGATGGGAATTATTTCCCAAGTGCCACCACTTTGCTTGAAGCTTATCCAAAGCCATTTGCCTTGATTCAATGGATGAAGGAAATGGGATCAAAGGCCGATGAGATAAGAGATAACGCCGGGCGCCGTGGCTCAACAGTACACCAATTGACCGAAGATTACGATCACGGCATGGAGTGTACTTTATTGGATGATAACAATCGCCCAAAGTATTCGCTTGAGGAGTGGAATATGTTTGAGCGATATGTTGAATTCAGCGTAAACCATAAGCCGGTACATGCAATGATTGAGCAAACCTTTGTAAGCAATCATTTAAAGTTTGCCGGTACGCTTGATCGCATTTGTAGCATTGATGGCAAAACATATGTTTTAGACATTAAGACAAGCAACGGGATATATAATAGCTATTGGCTGCAATTGGCAGCTTACAAGGAATTATATAATCATTCGGTTAAGCAATCCGATAACATGCCGGACATTGATGGCGTGGCTATTTTATGGCTGAATGCCAAGACTCGGACCTATGGTAAGAACGGAGTCATCCAAGGTCCAGGATGGCAGATGGTGACCAAAGATGATACCTCGGATGATTGGTCATTGTTCCAAGCGGTCCAACAATTATGGAACGCGGAGCATGAGAATGATAAGCCCCGAGAATTTAGTTATCAGTTATCTTATAAAAAATAGTAGTTTTACACTTAAACCCGCATTATGATAACGAGAACCAAAAGGAAGAGATTGTATTTCGACATCGAGACAAGCCCCAATATTGGTTTTTTTTGGCAAAGCGGGTTTAAGTTAAACATAGGGCCGCAGAATATTATCACCGAGCGTGCCATTATTTGCATATGTTACAAATGGGAGGATGATAAAGAGACTCACGCACTCACCTGGGATGTAAAGCAAAGCGATAAAAAGATGCTTCAAGATTTTATCAAGATTGTAAATGAAGCGGATGAGTTGGTTGGTCATAATGGTGATAAGTTTGATTTATCTTGGGTGCGAACAAGATGTTTGTTTTACGGCATCGATATGTTCCCAACCTACCAAACCATTGACACCTTAAAAGTATCAAGGTCAAAATTTAAATTCAATAGCAATAAGCTTAATTACATTGCCGGATATTTAGGCATTGGCTCCAAGATTAAAACTGATTTTGATTTGTGGAAAAACATTGTTTTAAAAAAGGATCAAGTTGCAATGGATAAGATGGTTAAGTATTGCAAGATGGATGTTGTATTGCTTGAGAAGGTCCATAAGAAACTATCAAACCATATCGCACCCAAAACACATTACGGAGTAATATTTGGTCACCACAAAGGCAGTTGCCCGGAGTGTGGCAGCGATGACCTGGTAATCAAGGACCGAAGAGCATTAGCAAGCGGAGTTGTTAAATTAATTTTTAGATGTAGAACATGCGGCAAGCATCATAATAAAACGGATAAATAATGAGTAAACTTTTATACGATATCATTGATGATTTATTATTTAGAGAGGAGAAGGGCCGAGCGGAATATGGAACGACAATGGATCGCACTGATTTAAGCGAAGATGAGTGGTTACAACATGCATACGAGGAAGCATTGGATTTGGCTATTTATCTAAAAAAAATAATTAAGACTCGAAGTGAAAATAAAGATAATTTATAAAAAATTAGGAAGGGAGCAAGCTCATGGCATTGCCGAAAGCGATGGGATTATTTATTTAGATACCAGGTTGAAAGGCAAAAAGCATCTTGAAATTTGCCTCCATGAAATATTGCACATCTTAAATCCAAAAGATAGCGAGGCAGTTATAATAAAAAAGTCAATTACCTTAACAAGACTTTTATGGGATGAAGGTTATCGCCGTATTGATGACACGAACGATACACCATTACAGGATGGCACAAATTAATTTACTTAAATATGGAGTTGCGAGATTATCAAATCGACATAGCCAATAGGGGCCTTGAGGTGATTAATGAATTTGGTTTGGTATATCTTGCAATGCAAGTAAGGACCGGCAAAACATTAACAAGTTTACTATTAGCAAACAAGTTAAGTGTTGAGCATGTCTTATTTGTTACAAAGAAAAAAGCCATCTCAAGCATTGAAGATGATTTTAAAATGTCCGGTTATGTATATAAATTAGATATTATTAATTTTGAAAGTGTACATAAATGCGAAAATATTTATGATCTTATTATTATTGATGAAGCTCATTCATTGGGCCAATACCCAATACCAAGTGAAAGGACAAAAGCATTAAAGGAATTATGCAAATGTAAGCCGGTTATTTATTTAAGTGGCACCCCAACACCGGAAAGCTTTGCTCAAATATTCCATCAATTTTGGGTATCGGACAAGTCTCCATTTGCAGATCATAAAAACTTTTACTCCTGGCATAAGCATTATGGCATCCCAAAGAAAAAATTTGTTTTTAATCGGGAGCTTGCAGATTACTCACATGTCAAAACGGAGTTGATTGAATGCGAAATCAACCATTTGTTTTTGACATATACGCAACAGGAAGCCGGATTTGAATCTTTGGTGCAAGAGGCCATCTTGTATGTTCCAATGAGTGACAAGGTCAAATGGGCCATTGATAAGATTACCAAGGACAAATTATTTAGGACAAAGGATGGTGAGATAGTGGTGGCCGATACTGCGGTTAAAGAGATGCAAAAAGTCCATCAAATATGTAGCGGAACGGTTAAAAAGGATGATGGCAATGCAATAATCTTTGATGAGACAAAAGCCAACTTTATTAAGGAAAGGTTTAAGGATAAAAAGATAGCCATCTTTTATAAGTACATAGCCGAGGGGTTGCTTTTAAAGGCAACTTTTAAAAATAGCTTTGATGATCCGCAAGAGTTCAACAAGGCCGGAGGCGATGCGGTATTTATAAGCCAGGTGCAAAGCGGAAGGGAAGGGATAAATTTAAGCACGGCCGATGCGCTTGTCATGTATAATATCGACTTTTCAGCGGTAAGCTATTGGCAATCAAGGGCAAGGATGCAGACAAAGGACCGGACAATAGCATCAAAAGTGTTTTGGATATTTACCGTTGGGGGCATTGAAGAGCGCATTTTTAACATGGTCCAAGCCAAAAAAGACTTTACTTTAAGGCACTTTAAAAAAATATATTAAAAATATTTTTTTATTAAATTAAAATAACATAGCTTTGATTTCTAAACAAAATCATATATCTATGAAAAAATTATTTAAGATTTACAAAAAAGGCACTACGGAAAATTGGGTTACTATTTTAATTCCGATTGAGGAATTTACTTTGGACGTATTAAAGTTTAAGATGGAAAAATATCTTGCTTTAGGTTATGAAGTAAAACTTATTAATTATAATCAAATTGACTAACATGAATAAGCAACAAAACCACAACTTTCAAGCGGTCGTTATTTTAATCACCGCATTTTTAATCACGGCATTTTTACAAAATTATTAACCATGATTAGAGCAATATTATCACTATTAAAGTTTTTCTTATTAGCGGTGCCATTAGCGTGCTTTCTATATGTAACATTATTTTTTATCTATAAATTCAAAGAAAATGGCGAATCACAAAGAATGGATTGAGTTATCAATTATTGAGAAGATTGATCTAGTGGGTAAGCTTACCCATTTACTACAAAATGATGAGATGTCATTTCATACATTTAAAAGACATATCCAAAAGGCAGAATCTTTTGGAATATTTAATGAGATTAAATTTAACGACAATGAACTACATGATAATCCCAGGGATTAAGAAAGCAAAGATTGGCTTTAAGACAATGCCAAAAAAGAAAGTATTGAAATATATCGATACTGTTATCGCAAATACTTGCGAGCAATTTAATATCTCAATGGATGATATTAAGTCCAAAAGTAGGAAGTCGGTTGTTGCTATCCCAAGATTATTAACGATGCATATCTTGAGATCAAACACATTGCTTACATTGGATGAGATTGGTATTGTTTTTAATCGTGATCATACAACAGTAATATCTGCAATTAGGTCAACAAATAATATGCTTGATACGGATTGTAATATTAAGGAAGAGTATCAAAAATTGGTTATGAAACTATAACATATTTTGTTCCCCCATCTACTAACACGGCTCTCAAGACTTGATGTCTTTGGGGGCCGTTCTTTTTAAAACTAACATGTACCCAGGATGGATTCTCGGTATTGCCGAACTCCCAAATAAGTTGGTCAAAATCAAGCTTCGATTTTATAAATTCGTACACCATTGCATTTGTCACTCCATTGGATGAGCCATCCATGTCAATATCAATTGCCTCGCCTTTGAGATGTTGGCTTGATTTGGCGCCTTTCAATGCTTGGTTAAGTTCTGCGGAGCGATATCCGGAAGAGATAAAAATCGGGCAACGGAAATGGTTGCGGATTGGCTCGAAGATATTTTCGGCTAATGCCTTTAAATTAATAATATGCTCATCGGTCGGCATATTGGTAACTCCTAGGCGCTTTGCGGAGTCACTACGAATTAATTCGGACAAAGATAAATGCTCGGATATTATCATAATTTATACTTTAAAAATCCAATAACTATTAAAGCGATTAAAAGTACCCAAAAACGGCGGCTCCATGACTTGCTAGTCTCTTTATTGACTTGCGCCAAAGCCTTGTAATATCGCACGGAATCAAGCGCAATGCCTAGGCTACGAGTGTCAACAATATAGCCGGTTTGAATTTTGTTAACCTTAACTGTCTTAACAATGGTTTTTGGCGCCTCTTTAATGGTTATGTATTCAACCCCGTTAATATTGATCGTATCTCTTTTGTAGTTAACAATGGTATCAATAAGTAATGTAGTATCATATTGTGTTATTAAGGTTGTATCGTTGGCGCATGGATGAGTAACCTCCAAAGCACGAAAAATCCGCTCGCTTGCATCTTTATCATTAAGGATTAGGCGCTCGGCTTTACGGATTGGGTTGCAACTGAATGTTAGTGCAATTAATAAAACTGCTAAAATGCTATTTTTTATTGCCATATCTCGGATCATTAGGGTTGAGGAAATTTATAATAATAGGCATTATTGATATGGCACCGGCCGACAAACACTCTTTTAAAGTAATTGCAAAGATATCACCCTTTGCCATTGCCATTGTAAGGATGGCCGTAATAACTACCTTTAACCATGATCCTAACATTGTGTTGAAAAACTTCATCATAACTTACGAATTTGCTTAATATAATATACGATTGCTAAAATACCCGATAAGATAGCAACCAAGCCCGCTACCATTGTGACCAATGGTTGCACTTGAGACATTGTTATACTTGCTGCGGTAATTGATACCCCTGTGTTAATAAGCGCTTGGCTGCTATCCTGTGTCATGTGTTAAAGTTCCTCTTCATCTTGTTTAATAAATTCGATTCCATTGGTCCAATCTTCAAGGAAAATAAAGTTTTCAAGCCCTTGAGGATTAACGATGTTAATCTTCTCAAATGCAAACTCCTCATCATTTAGGGCTTTAATGTCGCTTGTTAGCTTTTTAATGCCTTCCTTGGTAAATTGGTAATCACCCTTTTCAGTTACATTTAAAATCCCTTTGTCGGTAGCGCTTGCATTATCAAGGCGTAACTCATCCTTTTTTGCTTGATAAGCTTCATAGCTAGGCTTAAGCTTTTCAAATATTTTGAATAGCTTTTTTTGTACTTTTGTTTCCTGGTTACCTATTACCGCCTCCATTTGTGCGACTAGGTTTAATAAATTTGAATACTTCATAAAATTATAATTTTTACAAATATAAGATTATTTATTTTTTAATATATCTATTTCTCCTTTTAATTCTTTAATAGCATTAACCATTGTAACTATAATATAATTATAATTCAATCCAATAAAATCTGCACTTTGTTCAAATGCAAGTGGTATAAACTTTTTAACCTCTTGTGCTATTAAACCTAATTGTTTGTCATCCCCATCCTTTTGAAAATCCATATTATACAATTTAGGTTCAAGTCCAAGTATGGCATTTAACCCAAGTGAATATGTTTCAAAGTTTCTCTTTCTTTTTATATCAGAAGCGGGAATCCAAGTTGAAGATGAACTTAAATAAACATATCCACCATTATTAGAATATGCCTCTATCCTAGAGCTAAAACCTCCTAGATATCCGTGCATTGTTCCTTGATATCCTAAACCTAATGATAATGTATTATTAGGAGAATCTATTAGTACTGTATTCCCATTTTGTTGTATTTTAAGAGGAGTATAGGGAGTTCCTCCGTTATTCATATCAAAATTAATTCCGTTTGAAGTGTCGATTCTCATTTGTGCATTACCACCTCCAAAAACTAATATTCCATTACCCGAAGCCGGAGAAATAGTATTACTATTTGCCCTTGTAAATTGTATAGCTACTGAAGAATAACTATAAGCAGCCATTGTTAATGCCCCACTAAACCTTCCTGTACCATTAACATCTATCATATAAGCAGGAATTGCAGTTCCAATACCTAATCTATAATTTGTATTATCCCAAAAAAATTGAGCATTGTTTTGCGCAATCTTACCTAAACTATTTGCAAATAATACACTACCCGTTGTTATTGTTGCGGATGATTGAACTGAAATATATCCTTCAACATTAAAATCCCAAGTTTGAGTAGAAGCAACGGAAGGATATCTAAATGTTACACTTTGATTATCCGATTTTCTAATTGCAAATTGGTAAGAATCAAAATATAATTGACTATAACCGGATAATGAACTTGGGGATGTTCCACCACTTGTAATGTTTTGAAATGCTACTGCATTATCCGTTTTTATTAATGAAGTAAAATAAGAACTTGTTCCGTTTAAAGTACCCGTTAATGTACCACCACTTAAAGGTAAATATGATGACAAGTTTGAAGTAAGTGCCAATGTACCGGTTGCACTTGGTAAAGTATAAGTATAAGTACCATTGCTTAATGTTGAACTAAATGTTACTTCGCCTGTGGACGCTATGGTAAATATTGCTCCTCCTGTGCTACCTTGCCAAACAAAATCACTTGCCCTATATGCCGCAGATATATTTGTATCTTGAGCATCATTTAAATAATTAATTCTTAAAGTAGTTCCATTTACTTGGAAAAAAGCATTGTATCCAGTTGAGGGTCTTATTAAAAGGTTATTAGTAAAAGTCTTTGCACCGCTAATTGTTTGTGCGGTTGCTAATGTTACATACCCTGTTAATGAAGGAATATCGCTAGTTAATGCAACAGTACCCGAAGCATCGGGAAATATTATTGCTCTATTAATTGTTGCAGCGGAAGTCAAATCAGTATAAATACTTGCCGGAACTGCATTATATAATCTTATTTTTGGAATAATTAACACTCCATTAGTTCCATCAAATGCAGTTGGAGAACCTACCCCAAATGTTGCATTTCCTGTATGTGATGTTGTTGAACTAAAAACAGTTGCAGCAGTAAAAGTTTTTTCACCGCTAATTGTTTGAGTGGTAGCTAATGTTACATAATCAGTTAAAGCATTTCCATAATTAGGAATATTTAAAGTACCACCACTATAAGTTGCCGCGCCGCTACTTCCTGTTGTTGTTAATGTAATGGATGCTCTTGCTCTTGTATCGGTGTAATAAAGATTAGTGCCTTCGCTTATATTAGATGTTGTCAAGCTTACCGCACCGGTAAATCCATTTACTGAACTCACTGCATCTGTGTTATCAACCTTATCCCAAGTGGTGCCATTAAAGATGGCCCAATCACCCACTTTCCAATCGGTGATACCATCAAGGTTTGTTGATCCCGCAACACTTACGATATAATAATATCCTTTTGTTCCCGTTCCACTTGTAAGTGTTGGGCTATTTGTTGATGCGTTCCAAACGCTTTGATAAATTGCGCCACCTAATACTCCATTGATTTGGTTTTGAATCTTACCAAATGCAACCAATATTGAATCGGTTGCACTTATTGATCCACCGGTAATGTTTACACCGGTTAAAAGTTTACCCGTTACGGCCGGTGTACTTAATGTTACCGCCGCTGAACCTGGGCCGCTTGCCGTTGCCTCACCACTTAATGCAGTGATATAGCTTCCGGATGCTTGCTTATTATTAAATGTGTTCCAATCGGTACTTGATAAATAACCATTTGCCGATGTAGTTGCTTGAGCAATGCTAAACGATCCGGTTGTATTATTATAGCTTAATGGAGACACTCCGCTTAAACTTGTTAATGAGATTGGTGTATATCCCAATACTGTTGCGATGCTTTTATTTTTCCATAAGCTTGTAGCACTCTCATAAAATAAACCTTCGTTATTTGCAACGCTTGAGATTAAAACATCATGAATCTCTCTTAATTCAAAGCCATTTTGTATCTTAACATAAATTTCTCCATTGTTTGAATTGACTCTTGTAACTACTCCAATGTAAACTAAATGCGCCGGTGCAACGGGCTTATTTGCTAATCCATATATTAAATTACCACTTACTCCAAGCCACACCGGATCGCCCGCGGTTGCCGTTGATGTATTCAATCCTCCTAATAATCCTTCCGTAATAATTGATCCTATGCCATTAATTGCTAAATTCTGCATAGCCAAACCAAGAGTCTTGCTTGATGTTGCTTCGGTTGTATTTGATGCCAATGAAGCCAATTGGTTTGTACCATTGGCCCCACTTATGTAAACGGCTTGTCCTTTATTTATTGCAACTTCTGCTTTGACTGTATCTCTTAATTGCTCGGTCCAATCTGCGTAATTATCCATCCATGCAGTATCATAATTTGTTGCACTATTTTTTGTAAGCAATTGCCCCGCAGTACCTCCCGTTGGCACTAATTGAGTGCTTAATGGAATTGTGTAACCCGCAGATAACCCAAATGCTAAAGTTCCGGCGCTTACAATTGGCGAGCCACTTATTGTCATTCCGGTTGGAACCGATGCCGCAACACTTGTAACCGTTCCACTTGCTGCAAGGTCACTCCATGATGCCGTAATTGTTCCCGCATCTTGTTGCGTTAATGTTAGTGTTTTGGTAGTTGTACCACTTACGCTTGCACTTACAATTGAGTCATTATAGGCCGTGTCCCAGGTTGTTTGCTTTGCAGTTGTTGGCAAAGAATAACCCGAAGCAAAATTAACGGCAAGCGTTCCATTACTTACAATTGGATTGCCACTTACTTGGAGTCCAAGTGGAACACTCATATTTACACTCGTTACCGTTCCCGTTCCGGTTACCGGCTTGTTAATCCATTTAGTACCATCATATGATAAGACATCGCCATTAGTAGATGAAGTCAATGTAACATCGGAAAGTTTATCAAGGTTGTAATCGCCCTCGGTTGCAACGATTGTACCGGTCCTTCCGAATACTGAATACACGGTTGTTGGCAATGGATAACCTCCATTAACTGTTGATACTTCAACAATATTCTCGGTTACATTAACAATAACATCGCCACTCTCTACATTGATACTAATTTTTTCATCATTAACTACTATGTTTATTTGCTCTTCGCTTGGTGTTATTATTGTACTCATTTTGTTATACTCTTGTTATGTCCTCCTGTACTAAAAAAGTTCCCCAAATATATGTCTTGACAAGGCCACTTGGAAAGGTGACATTCATGTCATAAACATAACTTCCGGCAGCAATGTTGACTATCTTATTTAATGTAATCTCGTTTTTACCGGCGCCACCAATTGTGATGCTTGTACCGGTTACAAGGCTCAACACCACATCCGTTGATGTAGGCTTGGTCCTAACTTGTATCAAGATTGTTGATCCGCTTAAATCGACTGCCACATCATTTGCCGTGATGGCGAATGTTTGCGCCCAACTGTCATTGCGCCATAACTGAACATTGTATTGTGCGGGCCTTAAATCCCCGGTTGAACTATTGCAACTCATATTTATAATTTTTTAATTTAATGGCATATCGCAAGCATCAAACTCCGATACTGTTGTCATGTTAAAGGTTATCTCAATACCACTCAAATAATCTTCAAACTTATCCAAAATAAAGTTGTAACTAATATTAGGATCAAGGATGTAGTTATTTGCTCCGTTTCTCATTTTGCTAATTATGTCCGCTCCGATTTGTAATTGATCGGATGCAACATCCGGCTCAAATTCGGCCTCCATGCCCGCCTTATCTAAAAACCAAAGCGTAACATTATAGACTTGTTCACGCCCAACATTCAATGATCCGCTATTAATTGCAAAGCAAGCAATGGGATAAATTGGTTGGTCATTTACAAACAACCACTCTTTTGGTGTCGCATACTTTACGCTTTTTATTTGCGCATGCGATTGGAGGAGTGTCCTTATTGTGCTTAATACCTGGTTGTAAGTCATTGAATTTTTGTTTTACTTTGTCTAAAAACTCCCTTTTATAACTGCGTATTTTCATGAGGTAAATCTAGGTTACTAACTCTTCGTGTTGCTCCTCTCCTTCCCAAAAATATTGGCGAAGTATATGCTTTAATTTGTGGCGCTATGATATCAAATCCGCTACCATAGTTTAAGTACTCATCAAACAACTCGGAGTTTTCACGAAGATAATCAATTAATCTTGTCTTGTAAAACTCACCATTGCTCATGTAGGACCTTTGTAATAATTCCAATTGGCCCTTACTTGGTGAGTTGCTTTCCTCCGCAGTTTTCTGCATTAATCCTTTGCTAAAAAATTGGAACGATGTTGCCATAACCATCTCGGCAAGTGTGAACCATAAAAGACAATCCGTTACATAATCATTAAGCAAAGATTTCTCATCCGTGCTTAAATCATTATTCTCAACCCCATCTTGTAACCTACGAAATAAAGATGTACCAAGCGCCGGCAATAAAAACTTATCTTGAGCCAACTTGATAACCGGTAAAATTTGCTTACCATCGATGCCTGTGCTTATTGCCGTGCGACTTTTGATAAGCTCCTCATTAATAAAAAGTATATTTAAACTCATAAAATTATTTTTTTCTAGTTACAATTTTTACTTGCCAACGATGTCTGCAATAAGGGCGGTGAACTCCATTTGGTTGCGTGAACCAACCGCCTCTCCTATCAAATACTGAATAGCCTAAACGCTCGGAAATGTTCTCAATATCGGAACGGCTCCAAAGCTTTGTCTCCGCTAGTTGTAATAAGCGCGCACAAAATGGTCGGTTTTTATCATCCCTTGGACCGGCATATGTGTAACGCAAAAGCACCTCGGTTGTGGTTGCTTTATCACCTCCCGCAATTTTGCGAAGTGGCTTTGTAAGCACACTCTCTTGAGGTTTATACTTTGGGTTTAAGATGCTTAAATCTCTTCCAATTATTTTTAAATATCCTTCCGTTTTTAAAGCTTCAATTGTAAGATTAACCTCGGCAACGCTTTTATTTAAGATGGTGCCAATGTTCTCCGGAGTGATAAGCTTATTTTTGCTTATCAAATCAAGGACATTTGCCTTTAAAGTGTCAATCTCTGCATCCGCAAATTGCTCAAAGTTTTTAGCTTCGTGAGTCTCAATTACTTCAAACTCATTGCAATTGTCACCGCACGCGCTAAATTCACTTAATAACAAATCATCTTGCATATCAGCAAAGGCCTCTTCGGTTTTAGGATCATCATCAATACCCAGGAAGGTATTCACATCATCATCGCTAAATCCAAATCCACTCTTTAACATCAATGCAGCTTGTTGCTTGTTAATCTTACCGCTCCCAAATTGGCGAACGATACGCATAACATTTTGATATTGCCTTCCGCTTAAATTCTTAATGCTATCATTTGCAGCCGCTATTGGCTCACTACCCGTTGGAGGTACATTGCCGCCCTGTGGTGCCAAGTTATCCGATGCGAGGCCTAACTTCTCACGGATTTCATCGCGTGTCATATTGGCGCTCATAATGGCCTCGCTAAACTCAAAGCTTAATGGCTCAACCGGAACAATCTCAAACTCACCAACGATGCCGGACAATTTCATTAACTTATTGAAAGTAACTTCGTGTTGTTGTTGGCGCTCGTTTACATATGTATTTTGGAATATTTGATATGCATCACGAATCTCGCTACGGCCACCCAATTGCCCTTCGGTTTTAATACCAAATAGCATCGGGCTTGTAACTTGATGACAAGAGAATATCTCTTGTTGGATTAAGTTATTAACATTAGTGAAATCCTCTTTTGTCAAATTGGTTTGGCCAAGATCAACAATCTCAACTGAATTTTCCTTTGATGGGTTAAATGCAATCACCACGCGATCACCTTCCGGATTAGCAAACTTATTCTTTAAATCTCTCTCAACTTCCTCTTGCTCCTCCTCACCTGGTAAGCCATTATTGAAATTAATCAATTTAGTAGCCACAAAGTTTTTCTTTGCATTACCTAATATATGTCGGCTTACTTGAATATCACTCTCGATGTAGTTAAGACCTTGAAAATAGGAAGGAAGAGGATATATATCACTCTTTGGATTGTACTGCTTTACAAATAATATTTGTGCGCCGTTTGGCTCCTTTGGATTAAATGCTTTGTACTCTCTTGCCTCTTCTCTATATTCACTCTTGCTCCAATCATCTTTAACATAAAAGCATTTCATATCTTTTGAAACCCTTACTTTTTGGAACTCAATATGATATACTCCGGCGATTTGCTTTAACGCATTGTAAACAATTTGCAAATAAAATCCACCATGAAGCTCATCATCTAAAATAGAGCGCTTCAAAATTTGATTCCAAGTCTCACCCTCAACATTGGCAACTTTCGGAACATCCGCGAAACCTTTGCCATAAATATAATTAACCTTACCTTTTACAATTGCACCATGCTTTGGGCTTTCGCCAAATAACTCAATCAAGTAATTTGAATAGTTATTTTTAGCACCAAACTCAACATAGTTTTTGCCCCTCTTCTCTTCAAATTTGGGTTGTTGCGCTTGGTCAAATTCGACCTTTACTAAATGATATTTATTGCTCACAATTATATGTTTTAAATTCGTTACATTGATCCGTGTATTCAGTTGGCGCACATTCGTCGACATCATGTAAATACATAAAGCCCTCCTCAACAATTGCACCGCTCAATAATGGATCAAGATTTGTTGAGCTTGCTTGTTGTCTTATAATATATCGCCAGGTGCCGGCTTCGTAATTCTTAAAAACCTTATCCAAGATAAGCATTTTTTGGTACCTATTATAATCAACAATGTTTGTACCAACAAATTTAACTATTTTATCCGTAGCACTTGTAAAAATAAATAAATATTTAGGCGTTGCGATGGTTGTTAACTCATCGGCCGTAAATATTATGTAATTATTTTGCCCTTTATATATGTGCAACATCTTGTTAAATTTAAAAAGCCCTACCTACTCACAGGTAGGTAGGGCATAAATAAAATACTGCTTTTAGATAGGATTATCCCGCAGTCTCAAGCGCCGCTCCTACTGCCGCACTAACTTGTAAAAAATCATCAACCTCTATTCCACTTAATGTGATATTGTAACCATTACGATCACCCGCAGCCGTACCACTTCCGCTTTCAGTTGTTGCAAGATATAAACCTTTACCCTTACCGTACATACGATAATTGCCATCCATATCCAATGTAACAACCATTAACTTATTTTTAGCAAGTGTACGAACTATGTTCGCAGTTGTTGAGTCTCTCTTATTTAATGGGAATACTACTTGATGAGTATAAAATACTGATCCATTCTCTTCCGATGCAGTCGCATTAGATGATGTATTTGCGGTCGCTCTTGGCACCTCAAATTTATAAAATCTTTTGCCTGTCACTTTTGTGATCCCGGTAACTAAACCGCTTACTTCGGTTACACCCGAAATGTTGCCGAACTCTGCTAAATATACTGCGGACAAACCGCCAATATTCTCGCGACAATCAATCGTGTAACCGGAAATTATTGCACATGGCATGATAAAAAAATTTAAAAAAAAGGCGGCTATTTCACCGCCTTTTCTTGATTATAAATTATATTAGATAGTTGATTTGAACTTAACACATAAAGTTGTGTAAGCTACACCAACACCCAATTTGAAAGCTACTCTATAACGAACCTCGTTAGTATCTTGAGAATACCAAATTTTGTAGTTTTCCTCTTCTGCTTCTAAATCAAACGCCATTGCGATGTTTGATAAAGTTGTAGCGTATATGTCACCGGTACCGTTCAAACCATTAACCGCAACTAATTCAACATTAGTTCCTGGGATAATGAAAGTTTGAGCTGCATCACCATCAACTTTGTAGTTGTAAAGGTTTAATGCTTGGTAAGCTAATACCGCTAAACGATATGCATCATTACCAACGAATACTTTTAAATCATCTTGATCGATAATTTCAACAGGGATTGCTTTGTAAACTCCGTTTAATGAAGCAACGATGTTTGAAGCAGTCAAAGTAGAGATTGGTCCACCACTTACATAACCACTTACATTCGCATTAACAGGAGAACCCGCATCAATGATTTTGATTAAACCATCAAAACGCTTTAAGTTTTCAGTAGCTGAATCAGTATCACCTTGCCACAAACCAACTTCTAATTGCTTTGCAATCATCTTGTTTTTTTGCGCGGTGAACTTTGTTTGAAATTCTGCCCATCCAAAATCTTCGTAAGTTGATCCCGCTTTCAAAGCCTCTTGAGAGAAGTAAGCTTCAAAATCTTTAGGACAAATTGTCTCTTCCATTTTGATTTTACCAACTGTTACAGTTGCTTGGCTCAAAGTTGTTGTACCGGATGGATTCCAACCGCATGCATCAACTTGGAAGTTTGCATTTGTAGCAAGTTTTGGAACCGCTACGCTTGACTTTGTTTTAGGTAATAAGATACCACCGCTCTTGATTAAAGATTGCGTTTTTGCTGCGAATACAGCCTCGGTTAATAAAGGTGCAATCTCTTGTTTAGTATATGCACTTATGCCGCTGAATGATAATGCCATTTTTTTATAATTTTAATTTTTAAGAACAAATTGATTTTGAGAAATTTTCAAACTCCGCTCTTGCATCTCTTTTAACTTCGCTAAATGCGTTGCTATTTTTAACACTTGAATCGGCTTGAGCTTGAGGAGCTTCAACTAACATCTTACTAATTTGCATTAATCCTTCGATTACTTTATTAGCTTGAGTCAATTTAACTTCATAAGCTGCAAACTTATCTTCATAAGCTGCGAACTTTTCATTTGTTGCACTCTCGAACGCAGCAAATTTAGCGCTCATGTCCTCTTGGCCGATTGGCTCTTCCGGGATTGCGGGATTCGCAACCTCTTCGGTAGCCGGCTTGATTTCCATAATTACGCCATTGTCACCAAGGACAATTGTTGTACCATCTTCAAGCATATGCTCTCCAACAGGAGCTGCAACACCTTTAATGGTTACTATTCCACCAACCATTAACTCGGTAACTTCAACGATAGTGCCATCTTTTAATTTAGCTACCATCATTTTACTTTCCGTTGCTTTTGGCTCACCGCTTACGGGTGGCATTTGGTCTCCAACTAATTCCGCAAAGAACATTGAGACCTTGTTTAAAATACTTTGTGCGTTTTCCATACTCTTATATATATTATTTTAATGAATTAGGTACTTTTAATAAATCTGCTAGTTCGGCAAGTTTTTGCTCGGCATAGCTTTTTTCACGATCAATTGGTAAAACATAGTCAAAGAAACCCTCAACGGAGAATCCTTTTACCTTATCTTCCTTAATCAACTGCCAGGCCGTTGGATTCTCAACATAGAACGAACCGAACCATGAGCCATCCTTTGCATCTTCAAATCCGGCCATAGGCAAAATTCCTCTTGCCTTATCAACAATAAAGCTTTCAAACATCACCAAGCCATCAAGCTTCATATTTGAATCATGCATCAAATTGACATTTTGTTGATACCCTTTTTTAGCAAATTTGATGGCAATCTCTTTAATTGTCTCCGCTGAAAACTTGACATAGTGTTCGCCAAACTTTGAATTGTTACGATAAATTAATGCATCTGCAAGCATCAATGGGCCACTAATAATGTGCTTATCTTCGCTTTGAATAGCAAATGATTGAAAATTAAACTTTGCTCCTATTGTTCCAAGCTGCGCAATTACATCGCTATTGTTATCATAATGCTTATCGATTGACAATTCTTTAATCTTCTCAACCTTTGCTTTGTTTGATCCTGTTGCGTAAACTCTGCTTTCGGGTATTCCTAGGTCTTTTGCAGTTGCAAGCATCCCATTGACATCATTACGAGCGGAGATAATATAAACAGTATTTCCGTTATCAATAGCATCCTTTGCAAGTCCTTTGCCACGATCCGTGCTTAATGTATCATCATAATCAAATGAAATCTTTTGGCCCGCAAAATGTTGCTCCCAAAGTGAATTGCATATTGCTACGGCTTGCTCATTATCTTTGCCCTCATTTACTACATAAGATATGCAGCGAGGTAAGAATGAATCCTTTTGCTCTCCTTTGGATGGGTTAATAAACTCTTGGCCAAATGCCACAAAGTCCTTCATTATGGCCGGCTTGTCAACAAGCGCTATAAATGACACTTCCGCATCATCTTGTAAATCCTCTTGTATTTTAAGCTCATATATAGGTAAAGTCATATAAATAAATATAAAAAATTATAACATTGTACTTTTAATTAATTCGGGCCGCTCGATTAAGTCTTTGGATTCTCTCTTGATTACCGGTCACATCCGATTCAACAACAAATGCTCGCGCCGCAACATTACCAATTTGATTAACCTGGGCTTGGTTTAATGTCGTTGTTGATACTTGAGGCATCAATGGTGCGGACATAGATGGCATTGATGGCATACTACCGCCGCCGCCTCCTGGCACTTGAACCGCCGTTATTGTCCTAACTGTTTTCAATCCTGTTGCAATAATAGCCGCAACACTTGCAATCTTTTGGATGGTACCAAATGGCTCCGGCAATACTGATTTTGCTCTTATTACCTCGGATGCACCGACATATGTATTAATTAAAGCCGATGCCACACCTAATGCTTTACCCGCCATTGTTTGCTCACCAACTATTGATCCAAGTGATACCATAGCATCTCCAATATCTAATGCAGCATTTACACGCATATTCCTATCCGCTTCAACTATTTTAGCGCTTGCATCACTTGTTTCTTTTTGCGCTACTATTTGAGATGATAAACCATTTTTATATAACCCAAGTGCTTTATTTTGTTTAACTACATTTGCATCAAGTTCGGAATCATCTGCTTTTTTCTTTTCATCTGCATCCTCTTGATTAAGTTTTTTAATTTCATCTTGAGTAATAATATCGGAATTTTTCTTTGCAAATTCTCTTCTCTTTAAATATTCCTCATATTGCTTAATCAATAAATCTTGCTCTTTCTTTTCTAGGGCTAGCTGCTTTTCTGCGGCTGCTATTCTCGCTGCCTCTCTTTTTGCAAGTTCCTCCTTTTCAATCTTTGTTACTTCTTTTGTACCGCTTATAAACCTTGCATTACTCTCATCATATCTTTTGCCAAATTCGGTTACTGATTTTTTGGCATCATCCCAGGCTCCGCTAAAATCTCCGCTTATAAACTTTTTAACCGCTGATCCAACCATCCCAAGTCCTTGTAAGAATGATGTAATTGCGGAATAAGCCACTCCAATTGCTTGAGTTACATATGGCATTGCATTTGTTGCAAGATCAATAAAGCCATTAATAATAGGCTCTAATGCTGCTAATATACCATTTAAAATCTTTTGCAGTCCAATCAATAAAGGTTGAAACTTTTTCATTGCCTCATCGCTTTGACTAAATGCCGCAACAAGTCCGCCAATAGCTGAAACAAATAATCCAATGCCGGTCGCTTTTAATGCACCGCCAAATGATTGAGTTGCAACCTTTGCTTTATTTAATGCGGCCCCAACCATCCCCAATGGGCCACCCGCACTCTCTAATGAATCAATCCAATCGCTTGAGGCATTCTTTGATGATTTAATCTTATCCTCAAGGTCATCAATTTGGTTGTAAAGCTTTTTAAACTCTTCCGATCCCGCCGCAGTCTCTTTTAATTGCTTTTTTAATGCTTTTAAATCCGCAATCGAATTGGCCGTTTTTATCTCAATCTCGGCCGCCACCACTTTTTTTGCCATCTTAATATGTTTTGTTAATTACCCTCAAAAGCTCAACTTTTGTTAAGTCGTTTGTCTCCGGTGAGTAATCTATGATTTTACTGATTCTATACACCCCGCCATCTATAAATATAAATTTTGCAAAGTCAAGGTTATACATGTCGATGGATGTTAAATTAAACATACCACTCAATAGCCTACTATCTTTGTTTGTTATCTCGGCTAAATAAGGTGAGTAATATGTATTAAATAAGTTATTTGATAAATTGCCACTTGCCAAAGTAAAATAAAATTGATTAGGTGCGCCAAAGGCAATATCAGTATTTGGAGCATCCGGAGAATCTAAATGTCCTCCATAAAGATAAGATGTCTTACTTGCTAACACAGTTGCCCCATTTAATATGTTCCATGATGTTAATCCGGTAAGTTTTTTTATTTGCATGATTCTTATAATGTGATCCATGCTATCCTCTTTTGTATTCTCATTTGACTTTTTATAAATAGCCGGATAAACCTTATCAGTTCCCGCAGCGCCAAAAAGTACCGAGCTTGCAAAGATTACCTCCACCGATTGATTATCCTTTGCAAATTCCAAACCATTATCATAAATCCTATCACCATAGCCCTCATTATATTTCTTACGATAATCCTCGTTGTAAAAATCATTGTCTTGTCTATATTTTAAATTGTAATATCTAGCATTGATTTCGCTCATTGGCTTAATTTTAATCGGTTGGCTCCTGTCTAATTTGTTACTCCAATCGATTACATTCCCACTCCAAAAATTAACATAAGGCTCAATATTTAAGTGATACGGAATAAATTTATCCTCCGTTACAAGTAAATTAAACATCTTTAATATGCTTGTAAAAAAGTCTTTTTGAAATATTCCCTTTGGGATTGTGTCGTTTATTGTTATAGTCTCATTATATGTAACCGGAACAATCTCGGGAGTAGTTGTATTAAAATTAAAGCCCGATGATGTTAAGCTATTGAACTCATATGGTTGACTACCTAATGACCATGTTATATGTACTTGGAAATAATCATTTACATTGATTGTATAATTTGTTAGGTTAAAGTTTACTTGGAAAAAATTGCCACTAAATCCCGTTCCCATGTTATATGATGCAATTGATGTGCCGTTTTTCTTTAAGTACATCGTTGCATTTTGACCAATAGCCCACTCCGCATTAACATTAAAATCAATGTTTACAATCTTTGTTGTTCCTGTATAT